GGAAGCTAATTCACTTGATGAATGGCTCTACAACGGGGGTCCGTACCAGCTCATCGTTTTCCACTTCCTCATTGGTGTCTATGCTTACCTGGGACGGGAGTGGGAACTTAGCTATCGACTAGGAATGAGGCCTTGGATTTGTGTCGCATACTCAGCGCCCGTCGCAGCCGCCACGGCGGTTTTCCTTGTCTACCCTTTTGGTCAAGGTAGCTTCTCCGATGGTATGCCTCTCGGTATATCAGGCACCTTCAACTTCATGCTTGTATTCCAGGCGGAACATAATATTCTCATGCACCCGTTCCATATGTTGGGTGTTGCTGGTGTATTCGGTGGGTCGCTATTCAGTGCGATGCACGGTTCACTGGTTACGTCCTCGCTTGTTCGTGAAACGACCGAGGACATTTCTCAGAATTATGGTTACAAGTTTGGTCAAGAAGAAGAAACTTATAACATTGTCGCTGCCCACGGTTACTTCGGTCGCCTGATTTTCCAATACGCAAGTTTTAACAATAGCCGCAGTCTCCATTTCTTCCTTGCTGCATGGCCAGTGGTGGGTATTTGGTTTGCTGCTCTTGGTGTATCTACTATGGCGTTTAACCTGAACGGTTTCAACTTTAACCAATCCCTACTCTCTTCTGATGGTCGCGTCATTAACACTTGGGCTGATGTTCTCAATCGCGCTAACCTTGGCTTTGAAGTGATGCACGAACGTAACGCTCACAACTTCCCCCTCGATCTAGCTTCTGCTGAGACTACTCCTGTAGCTCTTACTGCTCCAGTAATCGGCTAAGCACGTCGTCCGTTCATCCCACACTTGGGACGCATGACGCCTACTCATGGAACGGGGGGTAGGTACTTCGATCCGACCAATGACTAAAGTCGAACTGGATGCCCGTGTACGGGAGCAGAAAGCTCAAGAGAAAGAGCAGAAGCTGAAGTATCGCGGCGTTGCTTACACACCTAAACAGAAATAGTTCCCGCAGTGCGTGCTAACGTACACTAATCGGGCTGAAATCCACAGTAATGTGGTTGGAGTCAGGCACCTCAGAGTCGGACCTGGCTCCTATTGGCGTTGGCCTCTACGGAGACAACCTTCGCCGTCTAGACGGTGGGATAGACCACGATAAACATCAAAATTTTCCAAACGTTTGGGAGCAAGTTCAATTAACCTTACTCCTTTAAAATGGCTTTTCAATCTTCTGTGAATCCTGCTCAGCTTACTCAGCTGGGTCAGGCTAATCTGGCGGGTGATACCCGTGCCCTTTATCTCAAGCTGTTTAGCGGTGAGATGTTCAAGGGTTTCCAAAATAACACTATCGCTCGTGACCTGATCATGAAGCGTACCCTGAAGAACGGCAAATCTCTGCAGTTCATCTTCACGGGTCGCACCAAGTCCGAGTTCCATACTCCTGGTAACAGCATCCTGGGTGATAGCAACGGTGCACCCCCGGTGGCCGAGAAGACCATTACCTGTGATGACCTGCTGATCAGCTCTGCCTTTGTGTATGAGCTGGACGAAGTGCTTGCTCATTATGACCTGCGTAGTGAGATCTCTCGTAAGATCGGCTATGCCCTGGCTGAGAAGTATGATCGTCTTGCCTTCCGTGCTATTGCACGTGGTGCTCGTAAGGCCAGCCCTGTGAGTGCTACTGGTTATGTTGAGCCCGGTGGTACCCAAATCCAAGTCGGTACCGGTGCTGGTACTGAGGCTGATGCTTATGATTCCGCTAAGCTGATTGCTGCGTTCTATGATGCAGCTGCTGCTATGGATGAAAAGGGTGTGTCCATGGACGGTCGTGTGGCTGTTCTGAACCCCCGTCAGTACTACTCCCTCATCCAAGCGGTCGGTACTAATGGTCTGGTGAACCGTGATGTCCAAGGTACTGCTCTGCAGTCCGGTAATGGCATCATCGAGATCGCTGGTATTAAGATCTACAAGTCCATGAACATTCCGTTCCTGGGTAAGTACGGTACCAAGTACGGCGGTACCACTGGTGTGACTGATCCTGGTAACACTGGTGACTTCGTGGAAGTGGCTCTGGAAGATGCTGACACTGCTCAAACTGGTATCAACAACGACTACGGTACTGCTGCTGAGTTCGGCTCTACCTCCTGCGGCCTGATCTTCCAAAAGGAAGCAGCCGGTATGGTGGAAGCTATTGGTCCTCAGGTGCAAGTTACCAGCGGTGATGTGTCCGTCATCTACCAAGGTGATGTGATGCTGGGTCGTCTGGCTTGTGGTTGTGACTACCTGAACCCTGCTGCTGCTGTTGAACTGCACGTTACCAGCACTGCTCCTTCTGAGTTCTGATTTAAATGTGCGTACGGGAGCCTCTTCGGGGGCTCCTTTTTTCTTATCTATTGTTTGAGAATAATTCTCATTATCAACTATGCCTTTCCCTACTACTGGCTCCAATACTGAGCTACAAGCTGTTAATCAGATCCTGGCGTCAGTTGGTCAGGCTCCTGTTACTACGTTGACAACTGAAGAGACACTTGTAATTAATGAAGTCAGTCGATTTACTGGCTCTATTTCTGGTACTACTCTAACTACTACTACTGCAGGTATTCCTGTTGGTACTTACATTGGAGGTACTGGAGTCACTAGCGGTACATCTATTGCTACAGCTGGTGTTGAAGTCGTACCAGCTACAGACCCTGTAACGTATGAATACACTGTGAATATCTCACAGACTGTATCAGAAGGTACGCTAATCCAATCGACTGTTACAAGTAGACTTGAAACCCCAACCAACCCGGACGTTGCGATTGTACTCAATACTCTCCGAGAAGTGTCACGTGAAGTGCAGTCAGAAGGCTGGACATTCAATAAAGAGTATGATTACCCAATCACACCTGATGAGAACAACGAAGTACAAGTTCCCAACAACGTACTTCAAATAGATTTAAACCAGAACTACCCAATTAATATGGATCGTGATGCTGTAAATCGTGGAGGTAAACTCTATGATCGTACAGCACATTCATACATTTGGGATGATGAAACCTTGTACGTTGATATTACTTGGTACTTTGATTGGGAGAATATTCCAACTCCCATCCAGGCATTCATTGTAGCACGTGCTGCTGCTATTGTCTCTAGTCGTATTATTGGGGACGGCAATCAGTACCAAATGCTTCAACAAAAGGAAGCCTTTGCAAGAGCTATGGCACTTGAATATGAGTGCAATCAAGGTGATTACACTTACTTTGGCAGTCCCCAAGGTCAGAACTTCTATAAAAGTTATCAACCTTATCACACGCTGTATCGCTAATGCCTGCTGTAACCCAACTAACACCTAACTTCCTAGGTGGTGTCTCACAACAGAATGATGATAAAAAATTAAACGGTCAACTTACTGAGTGCATCAACGGTTACCCAGACCCTACCTTTGGTCTTTTGAAAAGGACTGGGATGAGATTCACCAGTGCCCTTAAGAAACCTGATGGTTCATTCTTTAGTAAAGCTGAACTTGAAGATGCAGCTTGGTTTTACATCGAACGTGATGTAGCTGGATCATACATTGGTGCTATTAAAGATGATAACATTTATGTTTGGGTAGCTTCAACTGGTGAGTGGTGTACTGTTATCAATAACGGTAGGAGTTACCTAACTGGTACTGGACAAAATGATTACCACTTCCGTAGTGTTCAAGATACCACAATCGTTACCAACAGGACTGTAACGACTGCTATGCTTCCTGCAGGTACCTATACTGAGGATACTGTAGGTACAGTTGTGCTGAGTGTATTGACACCAGATTTTGAGTATTCAGTTACGATCCAAGGGGTTAAATTTGATGCTACCCCTCAAGCATCTACCACCTTTGATCAAACGTTGGTTTACACGTCTTCAGATGTTAACACTAACCACCACCTGATTGATGCTGTAAGGGCTGGTATCTTAGCTCAACAAAGTGCAAGTAACCCTGACTTTGATGGGAAGTGGTATCTTGAAAGTTACACCAATAGTATTGTCATCAGACGTACTAGTGGTACTAATGATGTAATCCTTGATTACTCAACACCTAGTGGTAGTCCGATTCCATTCACTCTTACTGCTAAAGGTGGTATTACCAACGACTCTCTTTATGCCTTCCAAGATTCTATCGAAGATGTAACACGTCTCCCTACGGAATCCTTTGAAGGGCACCAAGTTAAGGTACTGAATAGTACAGTAGCTGAAGATGATTTCCATCTAAAGTTTGAAGCCTACGATAATGTTAATGGTCGTGGTGTGTGGGAAGAATCAAGGGCACGTGATACTTCACCAGGATTAGATAGTACAACGATGCCTTATAGGCTTATTCGTACAGGTGCTACTGCTTTTGAGTTCCAACCTGTTGAGTGGTCTGAACGTCTTACTGGAGATGATGTTACAAGTCCTTTACCTGCTTTTGTTGGGTTTACCATTAACTCTACATTCTTCTACAGTAATAGGTTTGGTATCCTATCAGAAGATAACATCATTATGAGTAGAGCTAATGATGTCTATAACTTCTTTGTTAAATCAGCTCTTACTCAAGTAGACTCCGATCCTATTGATTTGAATGTTGCTAGCATCAGACCTGCTACGTTGTTTGACGTTCTACCATCTCCACAAGGTTTGCTTGTCTTTAGTGATCGACAACAGTTTCAAGTCTTTACAACAGATGGTAGTGTATTAACTCCATCCTCAGCTATTGTTAGAGCCATCTCTAACTATGAAATGGATGCTAATATCCCACCTGCTGATGTCGGTACAACGGCTGCTTTTGTAAGTCAAGTATCAGGTTACAGTAAGTTGTTTACGTTGCAACTGCGGGATGTTGAGCAGAATCCAATTGTTATTGATATTAGCAAAGCAGTACTTGAATGGATTCCTGCTACGATCAATGATCTAGCTGTTAGCCCGCAGAACTCTGTGATCATGTTGGTCGATAGGGGTTCATCTTACCTTTACCTGTTTAGGTACTACAACAACGGTGAGAAAGATATCTTCCAAGCGTGGACTAAATGGCAATTACCTGGTACTATCCAGACTGCTAAGATTATCAATGACTCTATCATCATTGTATCACAACATGAGGATGAGTATACTATTGGTTCCATCACCCTTGATGAAATCCCCTCAGGAGAGGTTACAGCAGCTTCTAGTAGCGTAGAGGGTAATCCATGCCTAGATATGTTTACACGCCCCGTCTCGCCTGCTGTAGGTGTCGATGCGGTGGTGTATGATGCAGTGAATGATGTAACTAAGATCTATGTACCGTTCACACCATTCCAACAACGTGAAGCAGCGATGCTCCTCACTAAACCAGAAGCTGATTTAGATGATGCTGTTGCTTTGGTTGACGCTGATGCTGGTTACTGGGCAGCTGCTACAGAACGTACAGAGATTGGCACAGGTTATCGATACTTTGAAGTAAAAGGTAACTTCTTGCCTTATGCTGACGGTATCGTTGTAGGGTATAACTATACGTTTGATGTAACCTTGCCTAAGTTCTACTTTAGACGTGATCAAACTACTACTGATTTTACTGCAACGTTAACTATTTCTAGGGTTAAATTCTCGGTGGGTAGGACAGGTGCTATACGGTTCCAACTGCGACCAACAGGTTCTACTGAATGGTTTGATGTACAACACGTAGCAGATGCTGACTACTACACTGCTGACAGTAATCCTGTTAAACCTGAACGTGTGTTTACTATTCCCGTCCACCAACGTAATACTAATTTTGAACTAAAAGTGACAAGTAACTTACCGTATCCTGTGTCGTTGGTGTCTATGATGTGGGAAGGAAATTATTCACCTCGTTTCTATAGGAGGACTTAAGGATGGCATTCCCTGTCGCTGCTGTAATTGGAGGTGCCCTTTCCATTGGTCAGGGGATCTTTGGAGCCAGCCAAGCCTCCAGCTCTAATGCTAGAGCAAAGCGTGCTGCTGAAGCTGCTGAAAGGAAAGCAAAGAAAATTGCTAAAAATGTAAACGAATATAATCTACGTGCTTTTGAAGTAGATCAACAAAACTACTTCAACCAACGGGATTATGAATTCCAAATAGCTACTCAAAATTGGGAACGCGGTAAGGAGATCCAGGATTTTGAGTTCAGTCAATTGATGCGGCAATATGCCAAGTCTGTTGGGATCTATGAACAACAGCTAACGTTTAACGACTTAGCTGCTGAAACTGCATACGCTAACGAAAGCGCTGCTTTAGCTGGTCTTTTTACACAGCAAGCTTTTGCACGTGAAGATCAGATGATGGGTCTTCAAAGGGCGTTGACTGAGATTTCATTGAATCGCAGGACAACTGACCTTGAGATGCAAAGTGTCCGCAATAAGGGTACTTTTGGTATTACAGCAATCCAAGAAAACCTTAAAGAATACACTAAGCAAACTGACTTCAAAAAGCAAAGTGCTCTTGTAGATGCCCTCCAAGCTCAAGGTAAGAACGAATTACGTCAGGCTGGTGGTTCAGCACGTAAAGGTGCTCAATCCACGATGGCTGGCTTCTACCGTGGCATGACTGAACTATCCTCTGCTTTGTCTGGCAAGCAACGACAAGCTGCTTTGCAAGTTGCTGAACTTGGTCTTGAGACTTCACTACTTACTAAGAAGCTAGAAATCCAAGCTGAAAGCCTGGATAACGCAGCGATGAGTGCTATTGCTGATGCTCAATTTAACATGCGTGTTCTTGATGCGGACATTGCTAGTGCTGTCGCTCAATCTGAACGTAACATGCAGCAGATCAGCCTACAGAAGTATGGGGCTGATTTGAATGCAGCTGCTAACTTGATGATTAAACCCGAGCAACTTCCGTATGCTCCTGCCCCTACACTGGCTCCTGAGCGTGTCTTCATTGAACCAATGAAAGTTCGTCCTGGTGCTGTGGCACAACCTGTCCAACAGAATGTTTGGGGACCGCTGATTAGTGGTGTTACTCAAGGTATTAGTTCTGGTATTTCTATCTATACAGATATGTATAAGAACCAAGGACAAAACACTTTAGGTAGCATATTTGGTAGTAATAATTTCCCCAGCTCAGTACCTTCTTATTTAAACACTCCGGTGTTCGGAACTAATGGCTAGACTAACACACAACCCAACACGACCTGACTCTAGTTTCCGTCCTCTCCAACTGAGTACAGCTGAGATCACTCGGATGCGGGAAGAGACAGCCCGTATTGTCGATAATATGGAGAGGAATCGTCAGGCTGAGTTGCAACAAGGTCTGACCAATCTAAAGGCTTTACGAGATAATGCTGAGTATCAACGACAGCAAGAGCAACGTAACTTTGAGATTCAACAGCAGAATCTAAAAGCTGAACAGCTTGAGGAACAACTTAAAGCTCAAACCGAACAAAACCAAGCTAGGGTTAATCAAGAGGCTGCTCAACAAATCTTTGGCAGTCTGGCTGGTCTCAGTCAAACCGCAGCTAAAGCTACACAAGAGATTGCACTAACCAACGAAAAGCGAGAGATTTATGCTTCATACATCTCTGCTGCAGTAAACCCTGATTATACCAAAGAGACTTGGTATAAGGATAATGAGGCTAAACTGCTACAAAGTGGTGAGCTTTACAATGCAGCTGTTACTGAACAAGAGGCGACAGGTACTGCTGATCCCTTGTCCAGTGCAAAGGCTAAGATCGGGAACCCTGCACTTACGCACTTCTCCAATAAAGGTAACGCTACCTTTGTACTCACCAATCAATACTCTATAGCACTTGACGCAGTAATCAACTCTGGTATTACTGTTCGCTATAAGGGGCAAGAGGTTCCTATTTCTCAAGCTCAGCGTAACCCAGAAATCATGGGTATTGCTGGTACGTTTGCATTGAGGACACTACTTCAAAAAGCTAATCTTGTTGGTCTTGATGATCAATTCTTGATGCCTGGTTTGAAGGCAGCTAATGAGCACCTTCTTTCACGACAAGCACAGGCTTCTAAACTCCAACGAGAGGACATCAACTTCCAGAATGAAGATTTGATTCTGGGTACTATTCGGAACAATGTTGATGGCTTGAATACGTATGGTCCTACAGGTTTCCGCCAGTTAGCCGCTCTACCTCACCTTGGTTATGCTGGAGCACTTGATAAGTATGCGGGGTTCTCGGTTGAGCGTGATAGCGACGGTAACTTCCGTTACTCCATGGATGACCTTGGTAACTTGGACCTCAAAGGTAATGGTAAAACTTTCAAAGAAGAGTGGCCAAATCGTTGGACTGCTATGCAGGAGGCTCGTACTAAGTCACAGATTGAGTATGAGCGTCGTGAGCTTACCCTAGACAACATTGAGTTTGCTAAAGATACAAAGCGTATCATGGGCGGTCTTATTGCAGAGCCAACTCAAGCAAATGCGGATGCAGCTGTCAAGTACTTTGTTGAGAATCATGATGGTAGAGTACCACCAGAAGTCATTAAATTCCAATCTTCTCATACAACTGAAGCAATTCAAAAGATTGAAGCAGTTAAGAAGCTAGAAGCTATCCCTGATGGTCTTGTCACAAGGGAAGCTGTAGATGCTGCCTTTGCGTTGGATCCTAATGTTGGTAAGGTAATGGCTCAACGTTACCAAGCCCAGGAAGCACGGTACAATAGTGGTATTTACAAGGAGACTGCTGAAGCCTTTAAGGCTACTGCTAATGGTGTTACATCCTTTGGTACCAACAAACCAAACACACCTTCTAGTGTCTTCCTTCAAGAACGTATGCGGGCTGAGTACCGTAAGCGTGTTGATCAAGCTGTAGCCGGTGGTATGCCATTTGATCAAGCTGCAACAACTGTTGGTCAAGCTTTGGATGCTGAGGTAAAAGCAGGTGCACGAGATCCTAATAGCCAGTGGTTCCGTAAACCAGATGCTCCTGGTGGTTCTGCTCAATTCCCTAATCTTAACAAAGGTAGTCTTTCTGCTTTAGAAAGGGCTAACCGGCGTTATACGGAGCTAAAGCAGAACATCCGTAATAATGGTTTGGAGAAAACAATCTCCACAAAGAATGCCATTATTACAGCGGAAGAAGCTCCAGCTATTATTGAAGGTTACGGTAAACCTGGATTCACTATCCCTCAAGACGTACTTGCTGTTGCTGGTATGTCTAATGGGTTGGACCCAATGGTTATTATTAACCGTCAATTCCAAGCACTTGGTCTTCCACCTCTTCAACCTCCCCCGTCTTTGGCTAGTACAGGCTCTGGTGTTAGTCCTACTTTCCAGAGGCTACTTTATAAGAACCCAAGTCCTGAGCGTTCGACACGTGCTCTTGGTACGGCTAATACTTTCAACCCAAGTATTATCCCCAATAACATGGGTCCTATGATCCAACAGGCGGCACAAGCTACTGGTGTTAATCCTTCATTCATTGCTGCTTTGGCGGAGATTGAGAGTGGTTTTAATCCTAACATCCCCAGCTATAATGGGTCGTCATTTGGTGTGATGCAGATCAACCGAGCTGCCCATCCGCAATTCTTTGCTCAACAAAACTGGAGAGATCCTCAAGCTAATATCAATTACGGTGCTCAATACTACTCAGGTCTTTTGAATAAGTATAAGGATCCTGTAGCAGCTGCTATGGCATATAACGCAGGTCCAGGTAACTATGATGCTTACCTCCGTGGTGAGCTTCCTGATGGACCAATAAAGACTGAGATGTTGAACCACGGTAAGAAGTTCGCTAAGGCAATGTATAAGTACGGTGGTGGCGCACAAGCCCTTAACCGTCCTGAGATGATGCGTTCTGGTTCTCCAATGGAGCAGGCTTCGTTGCAAACTACCCCGATGCGTCCACTCCAATCTTTTGCACCTAACGTATCTTCGGTTACCTTTGACACTGGTCAACCTGGATTGGATCTTTTCTTTGAGGACAAGCAATTCCCAGCTGTTCTTTCAGGTGTTGTAAAAGATATTAGCTTCCAAGGTGGTCCAGGTAAGGGTTACGGTAACTACGTTGTTATCGAATCTATTGACCCGGCGACTAATGAAAAAGTAGATGTCCTTTACGCGCACCTTGCTAGTAAGCCTAATCTACGCCCAGGTCAAATGGTGAGAACTGGTCAAATTATTGGTCAGCAGGGTGGCACTGGTAGAGTTGTCAGTGCAGACGGAACCATTGCTTCTATTGACTTCCTACGTCCAGCCCCACGGGGTAGTAAGGATATGACTCCTTACGCTTATTATGATTCACTGCGTCGTCGAATTGCTAGTCAATTTCAATCTTAACTAACTAACTATGGAATACGATCCTACAGAGATGTTTAGGGTTGATCCAGGTGAGATGGAACTATCTGCGGAAGCACAAGCCCAGATGGAACTTGAGCGGCAAGCTGAAGAGGCTGCTGCTCAAGCCGCTCAAATGGCTCCAACTACTCCTACGGGAGGACAACCTGGACAAGCTCAACCCATGCAACCTGCTACGGCAGAGCAACAAACCCCGTTTGATCCGGGTTATGATTTAGGTGATGCTGCACGACAAGTCGTAGAAGGTGGACTTTCAGTTCCCGCTGGTCTTGTTGATTTTGGTGTTGATCTAATTAATAAAATTCCTGGTGTTAGTGTCCCAAAGGTACCTGAATTTCAAACTAAACACCTCCAAGCTCTTCGTGAGATTGCATCCGTTGTAGCACCTACGATTATCCTTAGTAAGCTTGGGATGAAGGGTGGTACCGCAGCACATTCACGAGTTGGTTGGTCTTTAGGTAATAATGCTTTTGTTAAAGCTGCTAGTACTTTAGGTATTGAATTAGGTGCTGGTGTTGCTGTTGGTGCGGTCAGTAGTGAATATACTGAAGACAACATCACAGGTACTCTTAAGCAAAGCTTCCCAGAAACGTGGGACTTCATTCCTGATTCACTTGCTACTTTGAAAGATGAGCCACCGGACCTGAAGCGTAAGAAGAATATCTACGAAGATATGGGTCTTGGTGTCTTTACAGGTGTCGCAGAGGGTGTAGTTAAGTTTGCTGCTTCCTTGTCTAATCTTGGTAGTAGCCTCCGCAAGTCTAATAAACTTGTTGGTGAGACTCCCCAAGCACGGGCATGGCTTGAAGCTAATGCACCTAAGCCTTCAACTGGTGATCCTGAAGATGCTATTACTGCAGCAGTTATTAAACAAGAAGAGGCTTTGGATGAGTTAGGTTACTATAACCTCTCAGAAAACCCCATGATGGATGTACCACTTAAAGGTATCCATGATGTGTTTGACTACACTGAACTTGGTGTACGTACTGTTGACGACTTTGGTGTGGTAGGTGCTTCTATCGACCAAGCTCGTATTGCTAAGAACCTTGATACTGTATACGGTCGTCTTGGTAATATGCTTTCTGAACCTGCTCTTAAGTATGCGCTTAAGAGTGGTGACAATGCTCAAGACATTGTTATTGGTCTTGCTGATCAACTGAAGCAAGCTGGACGTGTTGGTATGGAAGGTGATGGTTGGAAGGTTACCTTTGATGACGTTATTGACGCCAATGAAGACCTAGCTATCCAACTGTTTGATCCACGGATGAGTAAGGCAGATGTCCGTCAAGTCCTTGAACCATTCATTACAAGGGATGCTGATGGTAAAGAGGTAATGGTAGAGGAAGGCTTTGCTATGGCTGCCAGGGCGCTCAGGGGCTTTGGTAGTGACCTCACCAGTATGGATGTAGGACGTGCCCAGGCATTGCTTGCTGGGTCGCTTTCTGGGCGTATCTCTGACCTTTCAGAAGGTGCACGTCTAATGGAAGGTACGTCTGCTGTTGAAGCGGCTCAAGAAAAGGTAATTGATTTGATGCAATATGTCACTCAATTATCTGGATCTGCTAAATACTACAAGAACCGTAAAGCTAACCTGATCCAACTTGTACAAAATGGATTCAGGAATATTGAAGGCTATAACCTTGCTACTGTTGAAGGAGCTGGTGATGTAGCACAAAAGATCTTCCAAGATTCTCAACGTTTTGCTGATACCTTGAGGCAAATCTCATTCAACCAACCTCGTTTGATGGATGAGTTTCTGTTTGCTTATGAAATTACCAATGGTGATGTTGATACCATTGTTAAGATGAATAAGTGGATCTTTGAGATGACGGGTGATCTTGGTAAAGGTATTATTAACCTAAACCCTGATGTCCAGAATAAGTTAGTTGCTGGAGTGTGGTCTAACATCTTCAATAATATGTTGTCTGCGTTTAAGACTCCTATTGAAGCATTGGTTGGTAACTTTGGTGGAATCATTTCTCAACCAATTTCACACTTTGCTGGTGCTGCAATGTCTTTGGATTTCAAAGCAATGCAACGTGGTTGGATCGCATACAGCTCTGTTGGGGATACACTGAAGAAAGCATTACCGTATGCTGGTGATGTATTTATGCGTGCTTCAAAGGAACCCAATTCAGTACGTTCTGGTACACGTCTTGATTTTATCCTGTCTCAAGAACGTGAGATGGAGTTCCTTAAGATGTCAGCTAACCGTCAGGCAGCAGAAGGTAATCATGGTCTTCAATATCTCGTCAATCAAATAGAGATGTTGAATGATCTTGGTAAGGATCCAGTGTTGCGGTTTGGTGTTAATGCTATGACAGCTACTGATGGCTTTACTGGGGTATTTAATGCTGCAGCTGAAGCACGATTCAGAGCTATGGATGAGCTAGTTTCCTCAGGACAACCAATCTCTAAGGAAGCTGTTAAGCCCATTGCTGATAAGTACTACGCTGAGATGTTTGGCGCTGATGGTTTGCTGAAGGATGAAGCTGTTAAGTATGCCACGGATGAGATGGCACTGAACATTGATAGTAATCTTGCTAAAGGTATCTCAAGTCTTATTAATACCGTACCTGGTTTGCGTCCCTTTATGATGTTCCCTATCACTGGTATGAACCTCATTGATATGGGTGGTAAATATGGACCGTGGATGCCATTCCAACGTGATGTTAACGAACTAGCTTACGTTAAACTAGAGGATCTTTTTGTAAATGAAGCACGTGTAGATGAACTTCTCCGAGCACGTAATATCAATGTAGAGGAACTTGATACGATTGCTAAGCAAAACAAACTTGCTGATCTTAAGTACACCACAAGGGGGCGTAAAGCACTTGGTGGTATCGCTGTGACTGGAGCTATTGGTCTTGTTTTGAATGATCGCCTTACTGGTGATGGTATCTACGACAAAGAAATTCAACGTGCACGAGTAAAGAACTCTAATTGGAAACCTCGTCATATCAAAGGTCTTGATGGTAAGTGGTATAGCTATGAAGCTCTGGGACCCCTTGCTGATGCTATAGCACTTGTAGCTAACATCGCTGATAACTTTGATATGCTTGGTGAAGCTGCTACTGAACGTTTGTTTGAAAAGGTAGCCTTTGTTATTGGTGCTTCTATTACTGATCGTACTGCTCTTTCTACTGTTAAACCTTTGCTTGATATTGTAAGTGGTAACGAAGGTGCATTGACTCGTTGGGGTGCTGGATTTGTTAATAGTCTTGGTCCTTTGGCTGGTCAACGTGCTGAGTGGTCTCGTATTATCACTGAAGGTTTGATGGAAGTAGATAATGACTTCCTTTCTTTGCTTGGTAACCGTAATAGCTTCCTTGATCCTTCTAATCGTCACCCTTATGTTTACAGCCCGGTGACTGGTGAGAAAGCTAATGGTTATGGTCTTCTGCAACGTATCTGGAATGCTTACAGTCCGATCAAGGTACACGCTGAGCAATCACCTGAAGAGCGGTTCCTGCAGGAGATGGAGTTCGATATTAACACTACCTTCCGTTCTAAAGATGGTGTTAAGTTGAAAGCCAATGAGCGTTCTGAACTGTTCCGTCTGATGGGTACAAGTGGTTTCTTCAAAGAAGAGATCCGTGCTATTATGCGTGATGCTGGTAATTGGAACAGCATTGCTAAACTGCGTGAAGCACGTATGCGTGGTTTGAAGTCAGATGAAGTATCAATTAAAAAGTGGCATGATCTTTATACTAGGCTGTCTGATGCACGACGTGCTGCAGAACAACTAGCCTATGCTGAAATGAATGCTGAAATGCTCGGTCAAATTGAAGCCCGTCAAATGGAGCGAGATCTGATCGAAGAAGCTAATATCGCTGGTGAAACACTTAACCCTGCTCTTTCTATTCGTAAGTAACAATCATGTCATGTGCTGACGTACAAACAATTCAAGCAGGTAACGGATCAAAGACACAATTCTCTTTCGACTTTCCGTACCTTTTTAAATCAGAAGTCCAGGTTTCCTTTTGGAACGTTACAACTAAAGAATGGGACGTAATTGCACAAAATGATGCTACATATCCTTGGCAACTGACAGATGCTAACCCCACTATTGTAGAGTTTACAGGTACTGCACCTCCTACACCTGCAACACCTGTTAACCCAGATGAACCTACTGTTGATAATGTTCGGATTCGTCGTGTTACTAACATTGATAACATCCGAGCATTGTTCAATCCAGGTTCAGCTATTCGATCTGATGATCTGAATAAAAACTTTGAACAACTTCGGTATGCTATTCAAGAAGGTAATTGCCAAGAAGTACCTCAAGAGATCTATGATTTCCTGAGGGACTACTATTGGAATACCTTTAGTGATGCTATCTACTCCACTGATACGTGGGCAAGTGCTGATAATAAGATTGCCAGTACTGCAGCTATTGATGGTCGTACTTTTACTAACTTCGATACACTAGTCCAAACTGCTACACCATCTGGTAGTGATTGGCGTGTAGGTAAGACGTGGTTGCAAAGTAATGCTGACCTTACACTTTCTATTTGGAATGGTAGTGAGTGGACTGGTGTTACATCCGGTGGTACGTTTACTACCCAACCTAAGGTTGTCTATGTAGACGCATCAAGTGGTGATGATGCTAATGACGGTCACCGTATCAGTCGTCCTAAAAAGACAATTAAAGCAGCGGTCACGCAAGTTAACGCTGATGACACCTATGGTGATGGTAGTGTTATTGTAGTTGCTCCTGGTGTCTACCAAGAGATTGCACCTATTGACATCACAAGAAAGGATGTATCTATTGTTGGTACTACTTACCGTGGTTGTATCGTACATCCTACCGCTGCTACTCAAGAGAACTCACTGTTCCGTGTAAATAGCGGTACATACCTCAAGAATATCACCTTTATGGGTGTCAAAGCAAGTGGTATTAGGGGTGCAGCAGGTTCTATTGATCCTGATGGTACTTATGGTCTTCCGCCGAGTCAAGGTTGGAACGTTTCGTTCTATCCTAATGCGATGATCTACAAGTCACCGTACATCCAGAATTGTACTAGCTTTACCGATTCCGAGATCGATAACAGTAATCTGAACCCCAATACCCCTGCAGGTGGTGCTGCTGGTGATACGGATTCTGAACCTACTGGTGGTGGTATGCTTGTGGATGGTTCCGTTGTGAACTCAAGTAGCCCGCTTCGTTCGATGGTGTGTGATGCTTATTCACAAGTGTGTCTGGATGGCCCTGGTATCCTTGTTACGAATAATGGTTATTGCCAAGCAACAAGTTGTTTCGCCTTCTTTGCTCATTACCATCTCAAGTGCTTGAATGGTGGTCAAGCAAACATCACCGGTTCTACTACAGACTTTGGTCGTTATGGCTTGATTGCTGATGGTAAATCAACCTCTGCAATCTTTACGGCTACGACCACTGCTAATGCAGCTGATGGGGCACTTACTTTTACGATTGGTACTCCGACTGCAGGTGCTAGTTGGTATGGCTCTGCTACACGTCCACAAAATAATATGGTCGTGGAAGTAAATGGTGTCACTTATCCCGTACTTTCTGCAGCAGCTAATGGTTCCGGTTGGGATGTTACTATCCTTCGTCCTGATCCAACTGATGTTTCAGTGAACCTTGGACTGGATGGTGCAGTAAGTAGTGGTGCTGCAGTTAGCTTCTACCTTCGTTCTATGATTTCTTCTAGCAATCATACGATGGAGTATTGTGGCTCTGGTACTAACTACTCTGCTTTGCCGGAGAATGGTGGTGTACCAGTTGAAGCTGCACAAGTTGTTGAACGTAATAACGGTAAGGTTTGGGCTGCTATTACTGATCAAAGTGGTAAGTTTAAACTTGGTGATTTCTTTGTTGTCGATCAACAAAATAGCACTATTACACTGACTACTGGTAGTATCCCGCTTGATTTGTCTGAGCTTACCATTGCTCCTAATGGTGATGCACAACTTAACACCAACTTGGATCTTAACGGTAACGACATTATTGACAGCACAGGTTCCGTCAGTATTAACGATACACTGGATCTTAACCTGAATAAGATTAGTAATGTTGGTGAACCATCTAGTGCACAAGATGCAGCCACTAAGAACTATGTTGATAGCTATGCAGTAACTGTTGCTGATATCGGTAGTACCGTTCAAGCTTATGACGCTAACCTACCTGCTGGTAATACCATTCTTGTTGATGGTGATATTGGTGTAACAGTAGAAGCATATGATGCTACTATTCTTAAAGATGCTGATATTGGCGTTACAGTTGAAGCCTATGATGCGACGATTCTTAAAGATGCAGACATTGGTGTAACTGTTGAAGCGTACGACGCTACGATTCTTAAGGATGCTGATATTGGTGTCACTGTTCAAGGGTATGACGCTGATACTGCTAAGACAGATGTCACACAAACCTTTACTGCTGGTCAACGTGGTGGTGTAACAGCACTTACAGATGCAGCTACTATTCTTGTGGACTTTGATGATAGTAACTACTTTAGCGTAACCCTTGGTGGTAATCGTGTGCTTGATAATCCCTCTAATGCAGTAGCTGGGCAATCAGGTGCTATCTTTATTACCCAAGACGGTACTGGTAGTCGTACTCTTAGCTACAGTGGTAATTGGGCTTTCCCTGATGGTAATGCACCTGTGTTGACGCTTAACCCCGGTGCTGTTGATGTACTTATTTACATGGTACTTAGCCCAACCGTCATCGTTGGTCACCTTATGAAGAATATCCAGTGATGGAGGTAAAGTCATGATTCCTGGTGGTCTTATTCCACTCCTTTTTGCTTCAGAAACTTTACCTTCTGGAGCAGGTGCAGTGGGTGGTACTGTCACTGATATTAATGATGGTGGTGTGGATTACCGTGTCCATACGTTCACCACTAGCGGTACCTTTACGCTTAACAAAGAGACAACTATTGAATACTTAGTTGTCGGTGGTGGAGGAGGAGGGGCTGGCTCATTTTCTGCTGCTGCTGGCGGTGGTGGTGGAGCTGGTGGGTTACTTTATACCACACTTGGTAGTGGTATTTTGTTCCCATCAGCTATTTATACCATTACTGTTGGAAATAATGGTGTCCGTAATAATAGTGGTGGTCAAGCCGGTAATGGCGGTAATTCCTCAGTTGTTGGTAGTACCATTAATATCGTTGCAACTGGTGGCGGTGGTGGTGGCGCTTCTGATCCTAGTGCTGCTGGCTCTTCTGGAGGTAGTGGTGGTGGTGGAGGCGGTAGCCCCGCTAGAGCTGGTGGTGGTCGCGTAGTAGGCCAAGGTTATGCTGGTGGTAGTGGTAGTTCTAGAGAATACGGTGGAGGTGGCGGTGGAGCTGCTAGTGCTGGCTCTAGTGCTACTACATCAGCATCAGGTCGTGGTGGTGCTGGACTCCTTATTAATATAACTGGTAGCAACGTACGTTACGCAGCTGGTGGACACGGTGGTACTACTACAGGTAGTACGCAATCCTCTGTTGGTGGTTCTGTCCGTCCTGGTACCATTCCACCTGCTAACAGTGGTAGTGGTGGTGGTGGTCAATCTTTTACACCAGCAACTGATCCGCCTACTAATGGCGCACGTGGTATTGTTGTCCTTCGCTACCCAATTTAACAACTTTCATTTTCTTTCAAACAACATGGCTAACTATACTGATAATGTTGAACCGCTGGGTAAAGCAGGTTTGGCACGACAACTGTCTGCAGGTTCTACATCTGCTAACACTGCGTTGACAAGTGGTATCACACGTATTTCAATGCGTGCTGTTGGTGCTGATATTCGATTTGCTATGGGTGTAGGTGCTCAAACTGCTACAGCTACTAGTCACTTTATTGCTAATGGTGAGCGTCTTGATTTTGCTTGTTATCCTGGTGCTAACATCGCAGTAATCCGTAATGGTACTAGTGATGGCACCCTTGAAGTAACGGAGTTGATCTAATGAGACTCAGAGGAACCAAGACAAGTGTTATCTCCACCAATGGTGGTCTTGGTGATCAACTCTGGGACCTTGGTGGAGCACGACCATCACTTGACCTTAATTTTGCACACTCCAAAGATCTGACAGATGCCACTACTGGGTCGAACCTTGTTGACTTCACCCGCGCCAGTAGTGGGACGTATGTGGGCAGCGATGGGCTGATCAAGACGGCGACGACAAACGAGCCACGGTTTGATCACGACCCAACGACAGGTGAGAGCTTGGGGTTGTTGGTGGAGGAGCAGAGGACGAATCTCACACCATATAGCAGATATGAAAGCACACAATGGACTTTTGTAGCAGCGTCGTTAGGCGCTTCTACCAAAGCAGCCATTGATGGAGCCACAGTTACTGCTTTTCTGGCTAATGCATCGACGGGTGCACATCGAGTCATTCGCGCATTGTCTGGGCCTTATACGGCGGGTACCGCGTTTACGTTCAGTCTCTATGTCGCGAAGCCTGCCAATTCTGACATACGTGGCATAATAGTACGCCTAAGAACTGCCGTAGGTGGGCAGTCAGTATCGATAGCGGTGACAGATAATGGCGAAAATTCTACTTACGAGTTTAATGCTTCCGCGCCTTTTGGAGCTTCCCCTCCACCAGCGATAACGTCCGGCAGCTTTTCCGCAGTTCCCGTTGGTAATAAATGGACGCGCATTAGCATTGTCACACAGGTATCCAGCGTTAACACTAATTACACGCAATGGGACATTGGCTTTTCCACTGCTTTGTCCAGCGACACTGGCACAGGCACGGCTAATTCCGAGTTATTTATCGACGCAGTACAACTTGAAGCCGGCTCCTTCCCCACCAGCTACATCCCCACCACAAGCTCCACCGTCACCCGCGCTGCTGACGTGGCCAGTATTAGTGGTAGCAACTTCTCTGGCTGGTTCAATGAGTCAGAAGGGAGTTTATATACTGCCGCATCTTTTATTGGCGCGGTTTCTCAAACCAGCTTTATTGCTCAAGCCGCCTTGAACAGCGCCAACTACATTAGTATGTACCGGGATGGAAGTCCTCAAAGGTTGACAGCTCGGGTCGTTGCTGCCGGCGTAGACTCAGCCTTTTTCTACACAACTGCATCGGCAATCCAAGCCGACGTGGAATATAGAAATTGTGTTGGGTACAAGCTGAATGATTTCGCAGCTACAAGTAATGGCGCTGTTCCTGCTGGTGATCTTGCGGGTAACGTGCCTACAGGTTTGACAACATTGGGTTTAGGCGGCTCTCCCTATACCTCTTCCGTTCCCTTGAACGGTCATCTCAGGCGCCTTACCTACTGGCCCGCAAGATTGCCCAACGAAACCCTCCAAACCATCACGCAGTAACCATGGAAGAAGAACTCCTCACACCCCCACCCCCGACATTCTTTCGCTTCCCGGATGAAGCGACCGGCATCGCTGCCCTGGATGCTGCTGGTCTGGTCAACGAAGACGGCGGCTACATCACCGCCAGTCACACCCACGCTCTCGATGTGATCGGTCCCATCTCCCGTGGTGGCGAGTGGGACGAAGAAGGCAACGTCATCACCCCGCCTGAGCTGCTGCCTGGGTGGCATGTGAACTATCGCGGTGAAGTGCCTGATGAGTGGCTGCCGTATGCAGTTACTCCTGAAAACCCTGTCCGTGTATTCTTTTAGAAATCATGCTTACCATTCTTGGCATTAAAGTCTCTTATGAGACACTTATCTTTTTGGCTCTTTTTATCGGTTCGGAAGTTATTGGTGCTTCTAAACTCAAAGATAATAGTGTCGTACAAGTCTTTCTTCGTGTTGTAGAGGCGCTTAAACCTCACCGAACTGAAGACGACAAGATCCAACGCATTAAGGATACCCTGAAATGAGCATCAAACTCCTTGACGTTATCAAAAACTACAAGGGGTTACCTCATCAAAAGCAAGCCATTAACGCTCTTGAGCATTTGCTTGGGGGCTATGGCTTGTCGGATGAGGCGGAGTGGGTACAACTATGGCGTCTACCCGTCTCAGAACCCCCTACATACTTTACAAACACCTGGGAAGGTATTGAAGCGGCTGCTAAAGCGGCTGGAGCCAAGTTTCCGGAAGTAGTAGCTGCACAATGGGCACTAGAAAGTGCGTTTGGTACCACTGTTAGCGGTAAAAACAACTTCTTTGGCATTAAAGGTAGCCCAGGTACGGTTAAAACCACTTGGGAGGACTACGGTAACGGTCCTGTGACCATCAAAGCTACTTTTAAAGACTTTGATACCCCTTACGACTGCGTTGAACACCTTGTTACCCAATGGTATAAGGATTACAAAGGCTATAAAGGCGTCAATCGAGCCACCTCTCGTGAAGATTGTGCATACCTCCTGAAGAAGGAAGGTTATGCCACGGATCCCGTGTATGCACAGAAGTTGATTCGATTGATGGAGCAGTATGATTGAAGCTAGTGTAGCAGCAGGTATAGCTTTATTTACCGCTATTGTCTCCGTACACAACCGCCTTTACGCCAAAATTAACGACGTAGATAGCCGAGTAGATAAAGTTGAGCTTCGTGTAGCGGAAAACTACGTACAAAAGCACGAATTAGCTACTGCTCTTCAAAAAATGGAGGATCACATGATTCGCATTGAAGAAAAACTAGACAGGATTGTAATGCGAAATGGCTAAAAACAAAGCTACGGAAGAGATGTTTAACGAGTTACATAACCTCGTTACTACTGAATTCCTTAATCGAATTAAAAGTGGTGAAGCCACTGCACAAGAGTTAAAGGCGGCGTGTGATTGGCTAGCTAAGAATGACATTAGCGGTGTAGCTAACGACGGTAACCCGCTAGATAAACTAGCTTCTATCATGCCTAAAGTTGATCCATCACTTGTCCAACGGAGGCTTTATGGCTCGAAAGTCTAAATACAGCGGTCCAAAGTACGCTAACGGTAACTACAAATCATATCAAAAAGCATATGATAGTAGTGAGCTACAGATTCGTAAGCGTGCTGCCCTTAATAAGGAGAACCGTAAACGGGGAACCTACGGTAATGGTGATGGTAAAGATGTCTCCCATAAAAAAGATGGCTCCACTACTCTTGAAAAAGCCTCTAAAAATCGTGCCCGTGTCGGTAAAGCTAGAAAAGCATGACGCCCCTTCTACCAAGTCCTGATCACTACCTGCAAAACCTCATAACCATGACAAGTCCTGAAGCAAAGCGGATGTGGCGTAGAGCCATTAAGGAACACTTCAATTGTCAATGTGTCTATTGTGGAGAAACTTATGATGCTAATGAACTTACTCTTGATCACGTTATACCTCGCTTTAATGGGGGACAAACTACAACAAAGAATTTGGTTCCGTCTTGCAGGAAATGTAATCAGAACAAAGGTACAAGTAACTGGCTTACGTGGATGAGACAAACGTTTGGTATTACGCCACGGGAACAACTAATTTTATCGCATATTAAGTAATGCCGTACAGAACAATTATGAACGTTCTTGGCGGAGCTGTTCGTACAGTATCTGAATTCTATGAAGATGTGACAGAGACTGTACGGGCAATTACCCCAGAACCCATTGGCAGAGCCCTTGATGTTTTAGCTGGTACAGTTGAACGTGGTGTAGCTAAAACCCCTATTGGTGTTGCCGAAAAAGGAGCTGCAGCAATGGGTGAAATGGTGTCTAAATCAACTGGTAATGAAGTATTAGGGGGTGCTGTAGGCTTTGGTCTTGGTTTAGCAGCTGGTGGTCCTGCAGTGAGTAGTACGGCAAAACGTGTTATCCCTAAAGGCTTACCTAAACCAAAGCCAACTACTCCACCTGTTGACATGATGATGCCGCCTGGTATGGCTCCAGCTATGGCTGGTGGTACGCCTATGCCAACACCTAGTATTCAACCTACTTTTGAAAAAGGTGGGTTGGTAATGAAAGCTGTTACAGCAAGAGATCCCGAAAGCCTTAGGCTTGCTGGAGTTAAAACTGGAGAAGATATTATTTCACCAGAACAAGCTAAACAACTAACTAAACGTTCACTTAAAGTTGAGCAACATTTAGCTAAAATTGATTCTTTAGAAACTGGATTAATAGACGCTTTGGATACAGGTGCTGATGCGTACACTATTAAACGTTTAAGAGCTAACTTAAAGAAAGAACGTCCAAAACTATATTCTGCTAGGTCTAATGTTTCTGTTCCTACTGCGGAAGATCCGCTTTATTATGGTACAGCGGCGGCACGACGGGATCGGCAGGCGGTAACTTTAACTGAGAATGTAACTGAGACTTTAGAAGAACACCACCTATTCCCTAAAGTTGTTAGTGGTGCTTTCTTTGCTAAAATGGATGAATTTATTAAAGCAGGAAAGGCTCAATTGGATGATCTTGTTTTAATGAATCGTGTGGCTATTGCTAAAGGACGTAAACCAGGGGACTATAAAAGTGGTATGTACATTTTAGGTGAAACACCACATAATGAATATCACACTCTTATGAAAGAAGCTGGGGATGGATTCAAACGTAATCAAGCAGAAGCTTGGGCTGGAGTCGTTAATGAAGCCAAAGATGTTGACGACTTACTTGTGCTTTGGCGCGATACATTAGATAACCTTGTTGTACCAACGGCTGAAGATATTCAATCGTACAACAAATTAGATAAACTTCTTCAAGAAATCCGCAGCACCCGCTAGAAGCCCCTACAACACCCCTTCACCCACCTTTACGCTAGAATATACCTATGAGTACTTTAGACCTCCTTAGAGACGATTTTAAGCTCTTCTTACAAGCTCTTTGGGCTCAACTAGATCTACCTCACCCAACCCGAGCACAATACGCTATTGCTGATTACCTCCAATACGGTCCTAAGCGTCTACAGATTCAAGCGTTTCGAGGGGTGGGTAAAAGTTGGATTACTGGAGCGTTCGTCCTTTGGACGCTCTTTAAAGATAACGAAAAGAAGATCATGATTATCTCCGCCTCTAAGGAGCGGGCTGATAACATGTCTATCTTCCTACAGAAGCTAATCATCGAGACACCTTGGTTGAAACATATGCAACCCCAAGATGACTCAGCCAGGTGGTCTCGTATTAGCTTTGATATTAAGTGTCCTCCTCACCAAGCACCATCCGTTAAAAGTGTTGGTATCACCGGACAACTAACTGGTAGTCGTGCGGACCTTATGATCCTAGACGATATTGAGGTTCCGGGTAACTCCATGACAGAGTTCATGAGGGAGAAGCTTCTACAGCTTTGTACGGAGGCTGAGTCAATCCTTACTCCAAAAAATGATAGTAGGATTATGTACCTTGGTACTCCTCAGACTACCTTTACCATTTACCGTAAGTTAGCAGAACGTAACTACAAACCATTTGTTTGGCCAGCACGTTACCCACGTAAGGTTACCCAATACGAAGGTCTTCTAGCTCCTCAACTTGTTGAAGATATTGACGGTGGAGCGAAGCCTTGGGGTGTAACCGACCCTGATCGTTTTGATAACGACGATCTAGTAGAACGTGAAGCGTCAATGGGACGTAGCAACTTTATGTTGCAGTTCATGCTTGATACCTCCCTTAGTGATGCTGAGAAGTTCCCCCTTAAGTGCTCTGACCTTATCGTTACTAGCGTTAACCCAACTAAAGCACCTGAAAGTATCGTTTGGTGTTCCGACCCTCAAAACGTCATCAAAGATCTTCCAACCGTTGGTCTACCTGGGGATTACTTCTACTCCCCGATGCAAATCCAAGGTCAATGGGACGACTACCAAGAAACTATTTGTTCCGTAGACCCATCTGGTAGAGGCTCAGACGAAACGGCTGCTACCTTTATCTCACAGAGGAATGGTTTCCTTTACCTCCACGAAGTACGTGCTTACCGTGACGGTTACAGCGACAAAACATTGCTAGACATCCTTAAAGGTTGTAAAAAGTACAATGTTACTAAGCTTGTAATTGAAACGAACTTTGGTGATGGTATCGTCTCCGAGCTATTCCGTAAACACCTCCAACAGACACAACAACTGATAGACATTGAGGAGGTACGTGCTAATGTACGTAAAGAAGACCGTATTATTGATACCCTTGAGCCCGTATTAAATCAACATAGACTTGTTGTAGACAGAAACGTTATCGAGTGGGACTTTAAGTCCAATCCAGACGCTGCACCGGAAGAGCGACTCCTTTACATGCTCTTCTACCAAATGTCTAGGATGTGTCGGGAAAAGGGAGCCATTAGACACGACGACAGACTAGATAGCTTAGCTCAAGGTGTTAAGTACTTCACAGATGCTCTCGCTATCTCCGCTCAAGAAGTAATAAAAGACCGTAAACGTGAAGAGTGGAACGACATGTTACAAGCGTTTATGGACGACCCCCAATCTGAGACAAATCATATAGTCTTAGGTATGTCTTTAAATCAAAAAAGACAAGCTCGTGGATTGGGTAAAAATGGTATCCCAACGTGGGTTTAATCTTACGTAAGACACAAAATAAGACACAAGTCATACCAACCGATCTTGAACATGACTGCCGTATAGCCGGAGGCGGAAGGGTGGACCGCCAAAGGTAAGGGGGAACTCGAGACAAGCTCTCCTTCCCCCTTTTACTAAAGACAATGTCCCCGGGAATGGACATTCTGTTTAGTACTTTCTTTAAACTTCTCTTTCTACTTCCTTTAAAGTACTTTAACAAGTGATAACACATGATGATATTATCATCCCTTGTTATCCTGTGTTAATACTGTTAAACTAAGTGAATGAAGTAAGTTACTTACCACCATTAACCACCACCTTACCACCAATGCACACCGCTCAACCTTCGTCTCACTGCGTTCAACTCGTACACATTACCCCCGAAGCTGAAGACCTTATCGCTTACATGGCTAGGGTGTCTAATCCCTCTAACCAGTCAAACACTCAGACGAGTGCTAAGCTAATCCGTTATCTCATTACTCATAACCATTGGTCTCCTTTTGAGATGGTGAACATGTGTGTCTCTATCGACACTACACGTTCTATCGCCGCTCAAATCCTTCGACACCGTTCCTTTAGTTTCCAAGAGTTTAGCCAAAGGTACGCTAAGGTGGAGAAACAAGCCTCTATCCCCCAACTCCGTCGTCAAGATACTAAGAACCGACAAAACTCTATCGACGATCTTGATGAAGTAGTGAAGAAGAACTTCCAATTCCGCATAGGTAGTCTTTACTCCGACTGTTATGGTCTCTACAAAGAGATGGTAGAAGCTGGGGTAGCAAAGGAGTGTGCAAGGGAAGTACTTCCAATGGCAGCACCCACCAAACTTTACATGAATGGTACCATTAGGTCGTGGCTTCACTATTGTGACCTTCGTACAAGTAACGGTACCCAGCGAGAACACGCCCTCATCGCCTCTCAAGTTCAAGACCTCCTCTACCAGTACTTACCTAATGTGTCGGAGGCGATGTGGTCTCGTGATGAATAACACCACTCGACCTGTGGAACAAAGACAATTAAAGCTTAACGAGTTTAAAGCAGCTTACAAGACCCTTAAGACTGGTGTTCCTTGGGTAGACCACCTTCTTTTGGGTCTCCTTTACTCCATTGAGTCGTGGATTATTGATGAGCGGGTGGAAAATGAGGTAAGTAAAGCGGTGGAGGAGGTAGTTTTACCCCCACCACCTGATATGGTGTCTCCCGTTTACACGGAAACGTTGTCTAAGACGTCTGAGAGCCTCCCTGAGATGCGTTTAACCGCTCCTTGGTACATTGATGGGGCGGGCGAGCGTAGCGAGCCTTAGAGAGGCATATAGAGGGGGCTTAAAATTTTACCATAAATTTGTGAAGCCTAGTACCATATAACGCTACCGTTATATACCCCCATTGGGGTACCCTAACATTACATTATTTGCCGCGGCCAATACTGTTATATCGTAGCACTACAGCAGCGTTGTATTGTGTTATGCCGCTCGCATCCGCCTCACTTCGTTCGGCTTCGCTCGCTTCCTTTCCACTGTGTTGATAATGATTATCACTGCTCATCACTGGTGGTGAGGGGAGCGAGCACGAAGTGCGAGCGGGTAATCGTCATCGGTATCGTGCGTTGATACGAATACGTATTGTTAGCAAATGCTGATACGAATAAATAAAAATAAAAACATCTGTATAGCCATCAGTATAACTTATCTAAATGATAAGCAAACGTTATCGGTTGAGCGCCAGTTAAACTACTGTCTACCATCGCTTGCAATTGGCTTGGAGCTGTGCCATACTACGTATGTCCAGTTGAGAGACACGATGAAATTAAAGGACACAACATTTGTACTTGGTGATAAGCCAATTAAGAGTTTAATGTGGTGTGATTGCGTACCAAAGGCTAAGCGAAACAAACCCGCTAAACTGAATGGTATTCTTGTATCAGAAGTGCAGGTGTTCCATGAGCTTTGAAACCAGTGAAGGAAGTGGCACACACCCACTTGCAAACCACCTCAACACGTGCTATGTTGTAAGCATGAGAGATGAGGAAGGAGCACTGATGCAAGCTGAGTACGAAGCCAGCCAGTTCAAGCTCTGTCCACTCTCCCACCCAAGCGCTCTCACCACCTGCTACACTACAGACATGTTCAACCGATCTCAACTCATTACTGCTCTCCACAACGAATACAAGTTCCTTTGCCACGATGACTTCGATCCTAGTGTCGATCCTACTCCTGATGAGTACCTCGCTATGCTGCAGTCGTTGAGTGACGACGAGCTTATCGATGAAGCTAGCGATGACATCGACGAGTTCATTACTGCCTGGAGCTAACTAATGTCTAACACTTTCCGGTTTACTACTTTCAAAGAAGCTATCACCCATCTGATGTCTGAGTGTGGCTTGAGTAATCAAGACGCCACTCACTTTATCTGGGATCATCAGTTCACAATGGGCACTGATAGGGCGATCTGGCTTACGATTCCTAAGGATCTCAATTCCTGAATGTTACACTGAGGCTAACTGCCTCTCTGTAGCCTTCACAAGCTACTCATTCACTTACTTAACTTCAACATGTTTACTTCCATCGTTCCCATCCGTACCTCTGATGCTGTGTACTTCATGACTGCTAACCCTGTTACTGGTGTTGTTAACGTCACCTTCAATGGTGGACGTAGCTATAAGTACACTGGTGTTAGCCGTCGTGCTATCCTTAACCTGCTTGCTAATCCTAATATGTCGCTTGGCTTCTGGGTTAACGAGAATTGTGTTAATGGTAAGCGTAGCACCGTTGAGCTGCGTTATGCTATCGCTGTGTGAGTTAGCGTCTTAAGATAGCTACACTTTAGGATCATTCGTTGATCCTTTTCTGTAGCTCTCACCACGAGACTACGTTGTACATTTCACATTCACAACCAACCATGCTGTTCTACACCCAAGAACTTACTGACGCCCTTGCTGAGCGTTTCACCGACGAAGATGAGATCATTGATGTTGCTAACTACGGTTGCAGCATTGGTGTCTCTGGGTTCATCTATTACAAAGAGTGTAATGAGTTCTTCCAACGCTTTGAGGATGACATCGAGGACGTGTGTTTCGACACGCTTGGTGATGACTTCATGGCTATTCTTTCCAAGGATATCACTAGTGTACAAGGGCTAATCCAGGTTATGGTTTGGCATACTGTTGAGACGTATTGTAGCCGTCTTGTTGATATGATGGAGGAGAATGACGCTGCCTAAGTAGAGCGAACCATTTCACATTCACACAACCCAAGGACGTAGCTACAACTATGACTAACTACAAGAGAGAGGCGATTGAGTATTGCCTTAATACGTTTAACTTCGAACGTGTCCATAAAGTAATGGGACAAGTTGATTGGAAATGGGCTACACGTGACGGTTTAAAGGTACCCACCATTGTGCAACTTATTCTATCCGCTGAGCAGCGCCTGAATGATGCTTGGGACAAACGTACAACTATTGAGAGTGGGGGACTACGTGCCGTTTATGTTGAAGCTGAGATGGATGCGGACGGTGTACTGCAGCCACCTGGTCTTGAGCTTATGTTTATCCTGACTCAAACTCAATCCTACT